CGCGGCGCTGCTCGCCTCATACCTGGATACGATCCCCAAGAAAGTGAAGCTCAAGCATCCCGACCTTGAGATTCGTTTCATGGAGAGCTTCGAGCGAGAAATTGCCGTTACGCGTAACGAAGCGGCCGGTTTGGCCGAAACCATACCGGAGCTGCTAGATGAATACGTCACCGCCCTGGATAAAGAATCTGGGTGAGGCGGTCAGGCGTGGCTTGGCCGCGCTCTACAAAGAGCCACCGATGTCGGCCGTGGAATGGGCCGACAAGCATTTTTACCTGTCGTCTGAGTCCTCCTATCAGGAAGGCCGTTGGACGACAGCGCCGTTTCAGGTAGCCCTGCTCAATGCGATGGGTAGCGACCTGATCCGTGTCGTGAACATCATCAAGTCCGCGCGGGTTGGCTACACGAAGCTACTGATGGCCAACCACGGCTACAAGGTCCAGCACAAGAAGCGCAACTTGCTCATGTATTGCCCGACCGAGCCGGACGCGGAAGAAATGATGAAGCGGCACGTCGACGCGATGATTCGCGACGTGCCGGTGCTCCTTGCCCTTGCCCCTTGGCACGGCAAGAAACATGGCGACAACACGATTGACTCGAAGTGTTTTGAGAACAAGAAAATGCTGTGGGTTTTGGGGGGAAAGGCCTCCCGAAACTATCGCGCAAAAAGCCCTGATGAGGTCGTCTATGACGAGCTGTCAAAGTTCGATTCCGACATTGAGGGCGAGGGCGCGCCGACCATGCTGGGCGACAAGCGCCTGGAGGGGTCGACCTACAAGAAATCTATCCGTGGTTCGACGCCAGGGATTGCCGGTGAATGCCAGGTCAGTCGAGCGGCAGAAAAGTCGTCTCGGTACATGCGTTACCACATCAAGGCACCGTGCTGCGGGGCAGAACAGACCCTCAAATGGGGCGGCCCTGATGAGCCTTATGGCCTCAAGTGGCGCAAGGGGGAGAGCGGCGAGGTTGAGGCCGCATGGTACCTCTGCGAGCACTGCCAAGGCGGCACATTCGAGTACCACGAAATGGTCGAGGCCGCCGCTAATACGGGGCGCTACATCTGCGACCGGACCGGCATCTGGACGCGCGATAGCCTGGAGTGGTTTAGGGCCGACGATAAGCCTATTGCTCCGCCGCGTTCGGTCACTTTCCACATTTGGACGATCTACTCAAATTTCACCACCTGGGTGGACATTGCCGCCGAGAGGGTCGAGGTAGGTAAGGACCGGGGCAAGCTCAAAACCTTCGTCAACACCACGCTGGGCGAGGTGTGGGAGGAGGATCAGACCGAGAAAGTCAGTTGGGAGCAACTGCGCGAGCGCCGCGAGGTTTACGCGGCGCCAGTACCCGCGCGCGCGCTGGTACTCATGGGTGGCATCGATACCCAGGATGATCGTTATGAGCTGCGCGTGTGGGCTTTTGGCAAGGGCGAAGAGGCATGGCTGATCTATCGCCGAGTGCTTACAGGCGACCCGGCCAGCGCCGAACTGCTTCGCCAAGTCGGGCTGGAGCTACATCGCTTGTTCAAGCGTGCCGATGGCACCCTGATGCGTGTGATGCGATGGTGCTGGGACTCAGGTGGCCACCATTCGGACACGGTAAAAGCGCAAAGCCGGAAACACGGGCTGCATTGGGTAATCCCGATTTTCGGGGCCAGCACCTATGGCAAAGCAATTGCCAGCTTCCCGCGCAAGAAGGACAAGAAGTCCAAGACCTACTTGACCGAGGTCGGTACCGACAACGCCAAGGAGGTCATTTACAACCGCCTCAAGCTGCAGCCAGACGGCAGCAATCCGGTGCCGGGGCTGATTCACTTCCCGGCCGATGACTCGATCTGTGATGACGACGAACTCAAGCAGCTGACCAGCGAAAGCAAGGTGTGGGTGATCGTTCGTGGTCGTCGCGTCATGCGCTGGGATGCCCGCAAAAAGCGTAACGAAGCACTCGACTGCTTTGTGTATGCCTTGGCGGCGTTGAGGATCAGTCAAGAGAAATTCGGCTTGGATCTCGCTTTGCTGGCCAGTCAAAACCCTGAAACCGGCGTATGGGAGGTGCCAGTAGAACCACCACAAGCGGACGAGCCGGACGAGCCAGCAGCACCGGCCGAGACGCCGCCATCGGCGCCCGAGGCGCCGCTACCGGTGCCGGCGGCGCCGCAACCAGACCACCAGCCAGCCGCCGGCGGCTGGGTTGAAACAGGAGCAAGCGGATGGCTGACGTAGATGCCGAAGAAAACTTGACCCCTCGGCAGATGGTCGCGCTGTACATGCGTGCCGAGGCAGACCTGGTGGCAGGCGGCAAGGACGTGACCTTGAACGGTCGACGTTTCGTGTATGCCGAGCTGAACCAGATCCGCGATGGTCGGCTGTACTGGGAGCGCCGCGCGGCGGCACAGGCGCGCGGGGGGCGCCCGGGCTTTGCCCTGGTGACGTTCGAATGATCGGCGAGCTGATCGACAAGGCGATTGCGCCGTTTTTTCCTAAGACGGCACTGACCCGGATGCACGCCCGAAGCGTGATCATGGCTTTCGAGGCTGCGAAGCCTACCCGCACCCACAAGGCCAAAAAGCAGACCGGCAGTGCTGACCGGGCGCTGAATAACACGCTCAAGTCAATGCGCGAGCAGAGCCGCAACCTGGACGAGAACCACGACATTGTCACCGGCGTTTTTGACCGCCTGGAGGAGCGCGTGGTGGGTGGTTCGGGTATTGCGGTTGAGCCGATCCCGTTGCGCCTGGATGGCACGGTGCACCGCGAGTTCGCCGCCGCCATCAATTCGCTGTGGGGGGAATGGTCGCTCAAGCCCGAAGCCTCGGGCGAGTTGAGCCGGCCGCAGATGGAACGGCTGGTTTGCCGAAGCTGGCTGCGTGATGGCGAGGCGCTGGCCCAGGAGCTGATGGGCCGCGTGCCGAACTATCAGCACTTGCACGGCGTGCCCTATGCCCTGGAGCTGCTGGAGGCGGATTATCTGCCAATTGAGTACACCGACGAATCCAAGGGCATCGTCCAGGGCATCGAGCGCAACGGGTGGCGTCGCGTGCTGGCTTACCACCTGTACAAGTCGCACCCGGCTGGCCTGCGCGGCAGCCTGGTGCAAAACACCAAGCGCGTACCGGCTGAGCAGGTGATTCACATTGCCTACCGCAAGCGCATTGGCCAAAGCCGTGGCCAGCCGCTGCTGCACGCTGTCCTGATCCGCCTGGCGGATATCAAGGACTATGAGGAGAGCGAACGGGTCGCGGCGCGGATCAGTGCGGCGCTGGCCATGTACATCAAGAAAGGCACCCCTGACGACTATGTGCCGGCCGGCCCCGGCGAAACGCGGGCCGAGCGAACTTTCCCCATTGCGCCCGGCGTAGTGGTCGACACCCTGTTGCCGGGTGAAGACGTGGGCATGATCGAAAGCAACCGGCCTAACCCGTTCCTTGAGGGCTTCCGCAACGGGCAGCTCAAGGCAGTAGCCGCCGGCACGCGCAGCACCTATTCAAGCGTGGCGCGAAGCTACGACGGCACCTATTCGGCGCAACGCCAGGAGCTGGTCGAGGGCCAGCTGGGTTACGACCAGCTGCAGCATGAGTTCATCGACTACTGGTGCCGCCGCGTGTACCGCAACTGGTTGCGTATGGCGATTCTGAGCGGGCAGTTAAGGGTGCCGCATGACGTGGACCCCAGGACGATCTATGGCGCGTTCTATCAGGGGCCTGTGATGCCGTGGATTAACCCGGTGCATGAGGCTGATGCCTGGGAAAGGATCATCAAGGCCGGGGGCGGCGACGAGGCGGAAATGGCTCGCTCGCGGGGTCGCAACCCGTCCGAGCTAAAGGCGTCTCGAAAGTCCGAGATTGCCGCCAACCGAGCAGACGAGCTGGTTTTCAGTTCGGATGCCTACCACGAGTATTACGGGAGAAACCAACCCAATGCGAAAGCGAAAGAGAAAGGCAAGACCGGCATTCCTGGGGCCACGGGGGGCGACGACGGCGACGACACCTGACCCGGCCGCCCCCCAGACCTGGTACACGCTGCGCGCTTCCAGCCAGCGCGGCGTGGTCGACCTGATGCTGTACGGCGAAATTGGCGCGTGGGGTATCTCGGCCAACCAGTTTGCCCGCGATCTGAAAGCCCTCGGTGACGTGTCACAGATCAATTTGCACGTTCATTCCCCCGGCGGCGACGTGTTCGAGGGCATGGCCATGTACAACCTCTTGCGCAACCACCCGGCGCGCGTGGAGGGCACTGTGGATGGCCTGGCCGCTTCCATGGGTAGCGTGATCCTG